TACCGGAACACCATGACGTCGCCTGGCTGCGGCCGGTCAACCTCTTTCGTCCGATCGAAGATGAACCCGAGATAGCGCTCTTCGCTGCGGTGAAGCATCCAATCCGGCGCATAGGGGCGCGGGTCGAATGGCTCGCAAAGACCCGTGTCGACGAAGACGCGGACCAGAAGCATGCCGCAATCGACGCCGGCGCCCTTGACGTCCGCGCAATGGTGATAGGGCGTGCGTACCCATGACCGCGCCTCGGCGACGACGGCGGCGCGTTGTTTTGTTTCAATTTCATTCATGATCAAAACAGCGTGTAGGTTGGTGCAGGGACATAGGGGAACCCGCGAAAATTCGGCAGGTTATTGAACCTGTTCGTGCAGGTCCCTTGCGTGTGATCGCATCCCCAATAGGCCGTGAAGGCGTCACCCGTCGAAGGCGCCGATTCGAGAGGATAAGAAAGCGTCAGTGAGACGCCGGCATTCACCGCCTTGATATTCGCAGAGACGCCGGAGTTCATCCCGCTCGAGAAGGTGATCGTGCCTTGGACCATATTCGCCGCGGCGCCGGTCCAATTGATCCGCGTGAAGATCGAGCCGCTGCCCACTGTGCCAGTGAAAGCAAACGCGCTTTTCGTCGGACCGCCATTGGCGCCGCATCCGGAATCGTAAAGCACATGCTGGCAGAACGGCGAATAGACGTTCCGCGGCATTTGCAGGTCGAGCAAGACAAGATCGGAATTGACCGTAACTTGCGCCGACGTGCGGCCGATGCTGTCGACGGTGCCGACGCGGCCTTTGAAAAGCGTAACACTCCCGATTGGGTTCGCCGTGTCGTGAGCCGACCAGGAATTGAGAAACGCCCGGTCGCGCTGGATCTCGCATCCATCGAAAGCACCATTCCGGAGCGCTTGCAGGAATGGCGAGCCGCCAACAGTATCGGCCAGCCGCGCCGCGATCGTGATTTGCTGTTGATCGACCTCGAGGCCAGCCGCGCATTTGAACCGGAGCCCATCGACCAGGATGGAATTCGCAAGGTAGACATAGCCGTTGAGCGTAATCGGCACATCGGCGTTCGTATAGGTCAGGATCAAGCCGGTGCGCAGCGTAAAGGTGTAGCAATCCGCGACGATCGCTTGCGCGTCGGGATCGCCCCGAAGCGTGTTGAGATAGGTGATCAACGCGGAGGAAGCAGCTCTCACGGCTTCACCATCCTGAATTTGAGGGTTTGCACCCGCCAGAGGCCATTCATAAAGTTCTCGAAATCCTCTTGATCGTCGAGGAAACGGCAGTTGAAGGCGCAGGTGAATGTCGCTGTGATCGCAGTTGCGGGAGGCAGCGTGATTGCAGCGGACGACACGGTTGCGTGCGAGACGGTCGACCATACCGGAAGGGCAGTTGGAGCCGCGCTGCCGATGGCCGCGACCGCACCGGCAACATAAATGCCGTCCCCTGTCGTTCCAGCATAATTCGTGGTGCCAACCGGATTCGCGGTTAGAACCGTGAGGGTCGGCGCGGCTGTGGCGGCCATATTAACGGTCATGGAGACCCAATACCAGCCGCCGCCAAGGTTCGTGATTGACGACGCCAGAACGCCGCCCGTGGCCGATGTAATCGCGCCGGTCGAGAGATTGGCGTTCACTTGTTGATTGGTGACGCCATCGTTGATCTCGAGCTGGCAAGCCGTCCGCGTCTGGGCCTGGACATAAGCCGCGAAGACAATTTTCGTTCCGGAGGCTTGAGATGCCAAGCTCTGAGTCGTGTAATGATAATTCGTCGTGTTATCTTCGGCGAGTAGCTGCGCCGAGGTAGTGCCTGCCGGCGGCGCGATCGTGAAAGTGAGCGTGTTCGGCGTCGTGGCCGTCCAGCCGGACGGCTGGTTGACCCCGTTGAGATAGACGTTCGAGACCGCCGTGACCCAGGACACCGGCTCGACCGCGCCGCCGATCGCGCGGCCGAATGTGAATGCCGTTGTAACCCCGTCGCCGAACGCCTGCGTCGTGGGCTGCGCAACCGCTGAATTATCGGTTGGATCGGTATAGAGGAAAGTCCCGTATTGGCCTTGAAGCTGAATATACAGCCCCATGAGGCTTTGCAGCGAATTCGCGGTGAGGCCGGTCCAGGTGCCGTTAGAGTCCAATCCTTCGATCGTCAGCTCGAACTCGTAAAGCCCCTGATAATAGAGTGGTGCGCGGACCTCGCGGCCGGAGACATGCCCGGCGATTCGCGTGGCGAATGTCGGCCGCTTGTGGACGCTCCAGCCGAGGCCGGGCAGCGTCGGGAAGCTTGGCGGGGTTGTCATTGCCGCACCGTCCGCAATTTGAGCGCCTGGAGCGACCAGAGCCGCGACATGAATTCTTCAAGGTCTTCGCTGTCGTCATCGAAGCGGGCGAGGACCGTTCCGGAAGCCGCAATCGACACTGGAACCGGAAATGTGAACGTCGTCTCACGTCCCTGCATTTCCGCATAGAACCCGGCAAGCATCTGGAAATCTTGCACGATGTCCATCCGCAAGAGGTTGACAACGATCTCAATCTCCCAGATCGGCGTTGAGACCTTGGCGAAGCGGCTCCCGCGCCCGCTCACATGCTCCGCCACGCCCGTCGTGAAGGCTGGGCGATAGTGCGTGCTCCAGCCCTGCCCTACCAGTGTGGGGAAGGTCTGATAGGGGCCCGGAACATATGGCGCATCTGGTACTGGCGGCGTGATGAACGGCTCTTTGCCGTTGAGCCAGTTTCCGGCCGGCCAGTTTTTCGCATCCCCCCAAACGCCGGCCAGATTCGGGAACGCCGGGAACGGCCGCGCATCCCAGTTCCAGACCGAGCAAAACGCTGGCTGGATCATTTGGAGGCCGGCAAGCGATTGCGCATTGTGGCCGTCGACGAACCAATATTCGTAGATGGCCTGCAACGCCAAAAGCGAGATGATCTGATCCGGCTTCGGCAGATAGCTCAGACCGTCCGCTGCGCGCCAGGCCGACCAATAGGCCGTGCCGCTCTCCGAGGAAGCCGCGTCATAGAAGAGATTTGGCTGATTCGTGCATTTGTCGTTCGAGGGGAAGCCGTATTCGGTGAACACGATCGACTTCGATTGCAGCACCCAGCCGGTCGCCGGCCCCTTTGGACTTTCGCCGCTCCCGTCGCCGTCATCGTACAGAGCATAGTGCTGGTTGTTCCACCACCAGCGCAGTTGTTTGTTGCCGAGGATCTGTTGATTGGCGTAAAAGTGCTGGCGCGTTTGGGTGTACCGGTCATCGGTTGGATTGCCGGGGAGCGACACGTAAAGACCGGAGCCGAGCGGATCGAGCCCACGCCCGAGATTGTTGGAATCGAAATAGAACCAGTTGAATTTCTCGCCACCCTCGATATTGGCCTTGAGATAGGGCTTCGAGTAGATCGTCGCCTGACCGGTGAGGCCAAGATTGCTCATCACCGATGGCGCGGGCGGCCATGCCGATCCGGCCGAGATGATCCCATAGTCGCTTTCGGATGTGACCGCGCTCGAAACCGCCCCGTCATCGGACGAGGAAAGCACGGCATCCTCCTCGACATGGCCATAATCCCAGAACTGATCGAAGGACGTAGGCGCAGCCCAATTCGCAATGTCGAGATTGTTGCTTTGGCCGGAGGCTTCTAGGCTTCCGTCGCCGGTTGTCCAATCGGAGACTGGCAAATAATTATCGAGACATACAAGATCGACATCGGGGCTTGACCAAAGTTGATCGAGATGCGGCCATTGGCCGTCCGCGACCGGAAGCGCCGGGTTGGCGTTCGGGTGCTGCCAGCCCATCCAACTCGACCAGTCGGCGGCATAGGAAATGAGATTGTGGAGTCCCATCAGGTCTTTCGTCAGCGACGCCGCGTTCAAAATGGATCGCACGTCGGCGCAAAGCTGCATCAGGCCGCCATTTACCGTGTCATAGACGAAGGGATAATCCCAGATTGGAGGAGTTCCGGTTCCGGTGATCGACCAGGCGGGGCCGCGAATGGTTTCAAGACCGCGAAGCTCAGATCCAACAAGGAATAGATCCACACCGCCGGCCAAAACACAAAGATTTGCATAATGCAGGATCATCCTTCGATATGTGTAATCGGTCGACGAGCCGGAATAGTGAACCGCGCCACCGGAGACCGTGAAATCGGAAGGAACCGCCGTGCCGAGAAAGTTTCTCACCGCCGTTTGCGCGCCGGTCGAGACATCCGCGCCGTTGTAAGTGATCCGTCCGCGCCACGCCTTGTCGCCATTGTCCATGAGGATGAACGGGTAGAAGACGACACGGTAGCCCTGCGCTTTCAGATAGGTGATGCACTCGACGATCGATGCGTCGGACGGCGTGCCGCCGTAAGTGAAAGCCCCGTTGGCGTCTTGCGAGATCGGGATAATGCCGAACGAGGATTGGGTGAGCCCGGAAACCAGCCAATTGTCCGAGACCCAGGCCGAGCCGTTCCACTTCTCGAAAGTGCCGTTGATATAGGTGGTCGAGGGATAAATCTTGCAAGCTGTGATGTCGGTGCTGTCGCCGAACCAGGCGCAGACCACGGCAACCGTCGTGCAGCCGGGGAAATTCGCCTGGAGCTGGCTTATCGCATAGGTGAGGTCCGCGCTCGGCGGCGTGCCACCATATGTCGAGGACGGGGGGAAGACGGAATTGAGCCCCTGGTAGAAGTTGATCGGGAGCATGACGGCGCCGGAATAGGCCCGCTGGCCTTGATGCGGCGTCGTGCCATAGGTGAACTCGCCCGTCGCGGGGAGAAGATTGACCCCATTGACGAAGCCCATGTGTAAGGTTGCCGTTCAAAGCTTTGAGAGGCCGATATGCGAACCCGTGCGAACGCTTTCATTGACCGTGCGCAGGATCTGTTTGGAATTGTTCTTGAGGAACTGCCGGACACTGTGGCCATCCATGGCTTGAACATTGAAGTTCAGAGCATGATGGACATGCACCGTTCCGGCGACGCCATTGCTACCTTCCATCATATTGCGGAAAGCTGCAGCGGGACCAGCCGGGATTATCATCTCCCCCTGGTGAACCTGGGCAACCATATCGCCGGGCAGGCTCCAGGCGCCGGTATCGTAATGAGGTATGGCAGAAAGCACTGTTGCCTCGCCAGCGGCGGCAGGGCCGGCCGCCGCCGGGCCAAGGACTGGCGAAAGAAAGCCGAAGATACCTGCAAAAGTCTCGCTCGCCGATGCTGTGATTGTTTTCAAGATGGAGTTGATTGTCGCCGCATTCGACCCCGCCGATCCCGCCGCTTCAGCTCCCGCTCGCGCGGCTGCGCCCGCCGTGACCGCAGCTGTTTTCGCAGCCTCCCCAGCTTGCGTCGCTGCGGTCTGTGCAGCAATGCCAGCCAGCCAATCGGCGGCCATTTTCACTTTGGCCTGGGCGAATGACTGAATAATCTGCAACAGGACATTCCGCGCCGCGTCGCGAAGCTTCATATGCCCCGTAATCATGCTCATGATTGAAGACGAAACACTCGAACCTATCTGTTCGAAGGTGTGTCTATAGTCACTGTTGATTTGCTGGGTAACACTACGCTCGATTTCACGCATCCGAAGCGCAGACTGACTAGCAAGTTCCTCGATCTGGCGCTGCGAGGCAGCATAAGCTACAGTCCCTTGTTGATAAGTGCTTTGCAGAAATTGAAGGTGCTGACGCTCAATGTCTTCACGCTGCGTCTCAAGCGAAAGAAGACTTGAAAGCTCTTCTTGGCGCGAGATCTGCGCCGTCTGTGCTTGCTCCTTGATAAGCGAACTCTGATCTTTTACGCCATTCAAGGCAATATCATATCGCGCTTGCTCATTTTGTCGTGCGATCGCTAGTTCATTGTCGCTTGATGTCTGCGCCGTTGAAATCCTCCGCGTCACATCACTAGTATAGGCTTGTGACAGCGAAGCGAAGGAGGCGTTAATCTGGGCGGCACCGCTGCGTAAGGTGCTGATCGTCGTTTCGACCGCACTCGTCGCCTGCTGCATACCCCTTTGCAAGTCTGAAACGTCGGCGCTAAATGTAATGGAGACGTCGTCCGCCATATCCTTGCTTTCAATAGGATCTGAGCCGAAGTTAGGCTTGCAGATCTAGGAGTTGATCAGGGTTTTGCTTGGGATCAGCTTCTGCGATCTCTTGATTTCTTCGTTCTAGCAGACATCAGATTTGCCGAGTTTCCCGGCCAGCGAGCCATGGTCTCCTGCTCGCTTGCGCTACAGATCTCACCCGTTCTCTCCGAGGCGCACAAAGCCATTAGGGAAGCGAGCTATAAGACCACCTATTCCACTTGGATCGGTTTTGCTGTTCGTAATCGGCTGCTCTGGCTTTTGCTCGATGCGATACACGCATTTCAAGATTTCATTAACCGGAGGAGAATTGCGCCAGTACGCGAATAAACCAAATACGTCGTGTAGTGTCATTTCATCGATCTCTGCGGGCGTGTAGCCACAACTCGTCATAAGTCTCGCATAGATGAAACTGAAATCAATGCGGGCGGACCCTTTGCACGGACCTCGCCCGCTTACACTTCCCCCAGTCCGGCATCTCCACGCGCCGGTGTTTCAACAAAACCACCAAGACGCAAAACCGTCGCCATGGCGGCGCCAATTTCTGGCGCTGTCGCCTCGATGTCACCGAGCGAGCTGGTCGCTTCGGCGTGATCACGACCCAGTGCAATTGCGACAATAGCCATTGCGGCCGCGACATTGCCTTTTGTCTCGGCGGCGCTCGACATTAGGATGGGTTCGATTTCTTGAACTTGACGCAACGTTAAAGGCCGCACCAGCCATTCACGCACACCGAGCCTGATGGTCACTGGTTGCAACCGCATGTTAAGAAGCCTCCGCGAACGACCAAGTCATCACGTTGCCGGACGCGTCGGCAAAGCAGGAGAAGTCAAACTCAGGAATGATGAAATCTTCAAGCTTGGTATCGAACGTCAGCTTGTTCGCCGTACAGTTGTTGAGCTGCAAAGAGATCGCCTGGCCCTGGAATGTAGTATAGAATTTGGCCTTAAAAGTTGGAGTCGTGCCTAACAATTGGTTGGCGATGGCGATTTTCTGGCCCGCGCTGGTGATGCCGTAGGTGTAGCTAATAAGTACCTTTACACCGGCCACATTGTCGGCCGATGAAAACGTATAGACACCTGTAGACGTATTGACCGAATACTGGCCTGCCACCGGAGACGACGGGACGAGTGTTAATGGTAACCCAGTCGTGGCATTGATGACACCAGCATCTTCCATATAGGTCGCAGCATTGGCGACCGTGATCGTAAACGGCGTCGTCGGAATGGCCGTTGGGCCTTCCGCGAATGAGGTAGCGATCTGGCCAGCTACCGGTGTCACGCCGTAATAAAGATTACCGAAGGCGATGCCAGAGATCCTGGCGACCTTGGCCTTCCCCGTCGTCTTGATTGTGCCGCGGGCAATTGCGACGGGACGCTGGAACTGGCCAGTAAGTTCCTTGACCGTCGCGGTTTCTTCAATCGTCACTTCCTGTACCAGGCCGAAATTTACCGGCGTGGCATTTGCTATGTCCGTGCGAGTTCCGATCAATACGCCCGAGCCGAAACTATACATGGCTGACTCCTTTTCTTCGACCTATGCCGAGAGCCTGCTGCTATGGCCAGGGCAACACAAACTTTAAACTTTGAGAGCAGCTTTCATGCACCCCGTGCCAGGAGCCTTCCTGAAATGATCCAAGAAAATCCTTGCCGATCCATTGTTACCTGACGATTAGGCTACCAGGGACGAACATCACGTTAGCAGGAAGAAACCAGTGAGAGGGCACAATGCCCATATAGAGCAAGTCCTGATTGGGGGATGGATGGATGCCGTCGCCTCCTTGGAAGGCGCGGGCTTCATGCTCTTGGTCGATCCCACTGGTGCTTGTGCGTAGTATCCACATCGCTAACATTGTCTGATTATAGATCATGCTCTGCTTCCTGTTCCGCCGCCAATTAGATGGCTGTTATGCTGCGGATTTTTGCGAGCTAATTTCCTTGGGCTCCGAGCGCGACTTTGAACTATGTCATCATATGACGTGATGAAACCTTGAAAAAATCGGACTTGCTGTTGAGCGACAGCCAAAATACGATGCAGGGATCGCAACCGCGTATCAAACATACAGCTCTTCAATTACGGCAAGATAAGTTTGATTGGCACAATCAAGAGCGTGTCACCGTCGATATCACCCGGGTCCTTCAAAGCTTTTCCATCAATCCGGCAATTGTAGACCATCCCGCCCAGAGTGTTTCGACCAACGAGAAGGTCGCTTCCTGAAAGTGCGAAGGCCGTATCGAAGGCGTCCATTACGTTATTGAGCAATGCTGCACCCACGATGCTTGGATCCTTTGCACTGAGATAGACGAACAATCTCACTTCGATGACGCGCTTCGGAATAGCGCTCTCACTCCACGAATATGTTTCCTGCCCTCCCTCGAAAAGAAAACAGGCGGGCCTGTTTGCCGCGGGCACATCACTCCATAGTTTGAGCCGCCTCGCCGGACCAAGCTTCCACGGATAAGCGTTGGCGACGATATTCATGAGTGCCCCAATGGCGCTCTCGCGTGGTATCATCGCCATCCGGCTCCCCAAATGCTAAACTGGTTGACAGCACTTAATCGCTTCTCGTACACGGCCTGAATGGAATGCACGTAGCTACTGTCACCCCTGCCCTAAAGCTTCAAGAATGGCTTCTTTGAAGCCTGACTCTATTTCGTCGTGCATCTCCGCAAGTGAACTTCCAAGATAAGAGCGCGCCGGAATTGTTGATCCTGGATGGTGGACGCTTCTTGCGAAAACCTGGTCTCCCCCCGTGCTAAAGGCCAGGGCCTTGGCCTTCACAGCGACGATATCGTGGGCCGCCGTCTTCCCGCCGAATTCCTGGATTGCCGCATATGGCACGCCGGTGCTGGAAATGGAGACGGACGTATCTTCTCCATTATCCTCGATGGAGGAGATGATAGAGGCCGCAAGAACGCCGGAGTGGACCTGTAAGACCTCGCCGGAAAGCTTTTGTTGAATTCGAGCCTCAAGCGCCGTGCGAAGGGTGTCTGCTTGACCTAACAGTGCATCCTGCACTGCCTGGACGTCGAATTCGACATCGATCATGGGGTGACCACGCGGCGATAGGGTGTCAAGGCACTCACAACAAAATCTGGGATGTCCTTGACGATGAAAGCCATAGTCTCCTGTCCGCCTAGCGACTTCGAATGTTGACCTATGCGCGAACGATAAGCATAGCGCTCGGCCGCCCAATCCATACAGCAGGATGCAAGATCGGCAGGCACGTAGCCATAGGTGAGGAGCACCGCCGAGCCCGCATCCCCTTGAGCAAAATTGTAAATGCCATTTACGACCGTGTATTGCCCGGCGGCAGGATTCCCCGTGACCGCAGCTAGCGAAAGACCATCCGAATAAACGACACCGACATCGCTCGCCCAGTCACCATAAGGGGCTTGCGCCGAGGTGCTATACGGAGTTGTCGAGGGAATGACCACGCTTTCATTCGTAATTTGATAGCCGGCGCTATAGGAGATCGTGACGTTCTGAAGACCGCGTGTGAAAAGAAAGCGGCGCAGCGACAACCTCTGCATGGCTCCGGGCGGTGCCACATTGGAGGGATCTAGAACATAACCCATCTGAGCGCTCGCCCCAACGACAAGCGGCGGCGAAGGAGGAATGGCGACACCATCTACAATACAGGATGAAACTCTAATGACCGGCCAATGCCTGAGCATGATCGAAACGTCATTGCCCCCATCACGAATCTCGGTATAGGCCGACGGCAAAATCGCAGGCCTGTCGATAACATTGAGGATTGCTCGGCTGATCTGGGTGATTAGTCCTGCCAGAAGAACATCGTCGTCGGTTCCAGCAACATCCAGCCAATTCTTGAGCTCGGCCAGGCTGACAAGATCGAATGGAGATGCCATTTTTTTCTGATCCCGCTTTCATGCACTGACTTCACACTGTGGCTCTATTTTTAGGAGACCGTATTTGGTCTCCGTCAAAGTTCCGCTCAACCGGGTAGCGCCGCTTGAACCCTAGCGACTTTTAACCACTCAGCCGACAAGCGCGTGGCGCGCTGCGGCGCGTAATTCTTCATTGGTTACAGGCAAGGACACTGAAACCCCCTTTGCCTTGAGGAAGGAGAATAGCTCTCGACGGTTCAAAGACGATATGTCTTCAACCCCGAGAGCCAAGATGGTAATGTTGTTGCTAGCATCCTCATGCCCATCCGGTGGCATTGATGCTTCCGCCACCACAAGCCTTGCGCGAATGTCATCGGTACTGATTGCCTCAATCGTCTTCATCGTCATGTTCATCGCCCGGCTGACGAGCTGGTCACGCGTCATTGGCGCGAGGTTAGGCGTTTCCTGCCCGCCTTCCCAGGGAATGA